AAAGACACAGGCCTGTTGAGCAGGATCCTGTGCATGTAAGTCCTAAGTTTAGATTTGGTGGAATTTTTGACCCACAGCAAGGCGATACTGCACTCTTGCACGGAATGGAAGCTAAATTACCATTAGTAGAAAATACGATTCCTATTGAATTGAAAAAGCCTGATGACTTACTTGACATAGGTGAAATTACTAAAAACATGCGGAAGCCAACTATGGATACACCTTCCCCACAAGTCAAAAAAACAAACAGCAAAGACCTTGCTGACTTATTACTTGAAAAAATTGACCAAATGAACGGTAAAATAATGCAAAGTAACAGTATTTACAGTGACATAAAACTTTACGTGAGCAACTAATCATAAATAGTAATTATGGCATATAAAAAGCGTTTTTCCAATAACAATACCACAGGTCAACTTAGTCCTATTTCAGGGAACAATAGTAATTCAGGTTCCTGGAATGCTGCAGGTTATAATCAAGATCAAACTGGCGGATGGAACAACGACCAATTTGGATATAAAAACTACATGAGTAGGCTTCCCGAAGTCTACACTGGGCATCCAAATAGGGTTGAACGTTATAATCAGTATGAAATGATGGATGTAGATGCTGAAATAAACGCATGTTTAGACATTATTAGTGAGTTTAGTACACAGAAAAATGAACATAATAATACACCATTCAATATAGAATTTAAAGAGGATCCTACTCCTCATGAAGTAGAATTAATCAAAAAACAGTTGCAACAATGGTGTAAACTCAACGAATTTGACAACAGAATATTTAAAATCTTTAGAAACACCATAAAATATGGTGATCAATTTTTCATCCGTGATCCAGAAAACTTTAAATTATATTGGGTTGACGTTACAAAAGTAGGAAAAGTTATAGTAAATGAGAGTGAAGGTAAAGAGCCTGAACAATATGTAGTTAAAGATATTAACGTTAACTTACAGAATTTAACAGTAGCAGCTAAAACAACAACCGATTTTCAAGCACAGCCTCCAACAGCAGGGTACAGTGCTCCTTATAGCTACACAGTGCCAAATGAACCCTATGGCACTACAGGAAGCAGATTTAGTTTAGGACAAAATGAAGCAGCGATAGATGCTAAACATGTGGTTCATCTAAGTTTAACAGAGGGTTTGGATAGATATTGGCCGTTTGGACAAAGTATTTTAGAGAATATCTTTAAGGTTTATAAGCAAAAAGAACTATTAGAAGATGCTATTCTAATATATCGTATAAGTCGTGCACCAGAGCGTAGAGTGTTCAAAATTGACGTAGGTAACATGCCTAGTCATATGGCTATGAGCTTTGTTGATCGGGTTAAAAATGAGATTCACCAACGTAGAATCCCTACAACACAGGGCGGCTCAAGCGTACTGGATGCCACGTATAATCCATTAAGTATTAATGAAGATTATTTCTTTCCTGTAACTGCGGATGGCAGAGGTTCAGATGTTACTTTACTACAAGGTGGTCAAAATTTAGGTGAAATTGACGACCTTAAATACTTTAATAATAGGTTAGCACGTGGTTTGCGTGTGCCTAGTAGCTATTTACCAACAGGTCCTGACGATGGACAAGTACCATTGAATGACGGCCGTGTTGGTACAGCAATGATTCAAGAGTTCCGTTTTAATCAATATTGCGAAAGATTACAAAATTCTATTAGTCAAACACTAGACGATGAATTTAAATTGTTCTTACGCTGGCGTGGATTTAACATAGATAATAGTCTTTTTGATATTAGATTTAATGCTCCACAAAACTTTGCAGCATACCGTCAGAGTGAATTGGATAAAGACCGTGTAGCTACTTTTGCTAGCATGGAAGCTTTCCCGTATATCAGTAAACGTTTTGCATTGCAAAGATTCTTAGGTTTAACTGAAGAAGAACTAGCAGAAAATGAGCGTCTATGGCAAGAGGAACAAGAGTCAGAGGTACAGGACGAAGTTAAGGGCAGTGATTTAAGAAGCATTGGTATTAGTTCAGGCGATTTGGATTCTGATTTAGAAGCAGCAGAAGGTATGGATGCAGAGGGTGAAATGCCACCTCCTGAAGTTGCACCTGGTGCAGCGGGTCCACAAGCAATGCCTGGTGGAGGAGTTCCTGCACAAGCGGCTCCAGTGATGTAAGATAAATATTATATTATGAAACTTTTTGAAATGTTTAAACCTGCTGTTGCTGGTTATCAAGATGTAGAAGATGATAACAGCAAACCAAAGTGGAAAGAAAGCCGTAAAACAAAACTCACATTACGTCAAATACGTAAACTACGTAAAATGATTGATGTGAGAAATTTTGAACGGGCTGAGAATCTCAAAAAGGTTAGGAAGCAATACAAAGTAGTAGCACCTCCAGCAGCGTAAAAATCCTTATATTTTTTCAAAAAACGTAAAAAAATAGCACATTTTGTGCTATTTTTTTGTCTACTCAATAAATAACTATTACAAAGCCATTTCTAAAGGAGATATTTATAATGGATAACAGAAAATTTGAACAACTTATTGAACTAATTATCAATGAGAATGAAGAACAAGCACGTGCATTATTTCACGACATAGTGGTTGAAAAATCCAGAGAAATCTATGAGTCAATAATGGACGAAGAAGCAATGGCAGAAGACATGTCCAGCGGCCTTATAGATGAAATCAGTTCTGATATTGAATCAGACGAATCAGGCATGAGCGAAGAAGAAGATGAATTTGCTGACATTGAGATTGACGATGAAGAGGGATTTGGAGATGAAGGATCATCCGAAGAAGACCTAGAAGATCGTGTTGTTGACCTAGAAGATAAACTAGATCAATTAATGGCAGAATTTGAAGAAATAATGGGTCACGATGACGACATGGGCGACATGGGCGATGATGACATGGGCGACATGGGCGACATGGGTGACGAAGATATGATGGAAGCTGCTGATGACGATGAAGAAGACGTTACCGAAGCTAAAGAAGAAGATGATGATGAGTCAATGGAAGAAAGCCTTGAGGAATCAATTCAACTAAAGAAAGTACCTGGACTATATGATAGTAAAATAGGCGGTGATGATGGCGCACAAACAAAAAGCCCAACACTAACAAAGCCAAAAGTTACACAAACAGGTGCTAAGCCAGTTAACTTCAGCGGCGAAAGCTCAACGGGTGGAACAAAAGGTGGATTAGCAAGTCCTGACACAAAGGATGTAGAACATGCTAGCCAGTGGAAAAATCGTCCAGCACAAACTGGTATGAATTTGGAAAAGGCTCCTAGCCCAAAACATGGTGATAATGGATCTAACACAAAGAGTCCATTAGGTGAGTCTAAAAAGACTACTAAGAAAATCATTAAGAAATAAGGAACTCTAAAGCAAATGGCTTTGTATCTTAGAGAGAACCTAACTTTTGACCGCGCTAATATGGTGGTTGAAAGTACTACGGACGGTGAAAATAAGAAGTCCCTTTACATGAAAGGGATCTTCATTCAAGGTGGGGTAAAGAACGCTAATGAGCGTGTTTACCCTGTCGATCAAATTGAATCTGCAGTAGAACAACTCAATGAACAAATCATGAATGGCAACAGCGTATTAGGCGAAGTTGATCATCCTGATGATTTAAAAATTAACCTTGACCGTGTATCACATATGATTACTAATATGTGGATGGACGGTCCTAATGGTTTTGGAAAGTTAAAGATTTTACCTACTCCAATGGGAGAACTTGTTTCTACTATGTTACAGAGTGGTGTAAAGTTAGGAGTAAGTAGCAGAGGAAGCGGTAACGTGGATGATGCTACAGGTAAGGTAAGTGACTTTGAAATAGTCACTGTGGATATTGTCGCACAGCCTAGTGCACCAAATGCTTATCCAAAAGCGATTTATGAGGGCATGATGAATATGCGTCATGGCCATAAATTACTAGATATTGCAAAAGATGCACAAAACGACAAAAAAGTACAGAGATACCTGAAGGACGAAGTGGTTCGTCTTATCAAGGACCTCAAGCTATAAGGGGAATTAAGCATGTTTGATGCTATTAAACCATTACTTGAGAGCGGAATTATCAATGAAGAAACCAGCCAAGCAATTAATGAGGCATGGGAAACTAAGTTGAATGAAGCCCGTGAACAAGTACGTGCAGAATTACACGAAGAATTCGCACAAAGATATGAGCATGATAAAAGTGTAATGGTAGAAGCCCTTGATAATATGGTAACCGCTAATCTGGAAGAAGAGATACGTGAGTTCTACTCTGAAAGACAAGCAATGAACGAAGACCGCGTAAAAGCGCAAGTAAAATTGCGTGAAAACGCTGCGAAGTTTAATGATTTTATGGTAACTAAGTTAGCAGAAGAAATCAAAGAATTACGCAATGACCGCAAAGTACAGTTAGAAAGTCAAGAAAAGCTAGAACAGTTTATCGTTCATGCTTTATCACGTGAAATCAAAGAATTTGCACAAGACAAACAAGCTGTAGTTGAAGCAAAGGTTAAGTTAGTTGCCGAAGGACGCAAACAATTAGAAAAACTAAAGGACAAATTTGTTACTGAAAGTTCTAAGCGTTTAAATTCTGCTGTTACTTCACATCTTAAGGGTGAATTAGGTCAATTGAAAGAAGATATCAAAATTGCACGTGAAAACAATTTTGGTCGTAAGATTTTTGAAGCATATGCTAGTGAATACAGTTCAACTCATCTCAATGAGAAGGCTGACACACGTAGTCTACTATCAATGTTAGAAGAAAAAGATCGTCAATTGGCTGAATCTACAGAAAGAATCAATAAGGCAAAAGTCTTAATTGAAAGTAAAGAACAAGAAGTACGTATAATTAAAGAAAGCAATCAGCGTAATAAGGTTATGGGTGAATTACTCTCAACCTTAAACGAAGAAAAAGCTGACTTGATGCGTACCTTGTTAGAAAGCGTACAGACCCCACGTCTGCAAACCGCTTTTGACAAGTATCTCCCTGCAGTTTTAAATAATGGTGCAGAAAAGATTGGTAATAAAAAACCAGTACTAACTGAATCAGTTAAAGAAGTGACAGGGGATAAAGCTGCAATCAAACCAAAAGTTGAGGACGAATCACATCGTGATAACGTAATTGACATTAAGCGTTTGGCAGGGCTTTAAAAATATAGACATA